TTAGAACACGAATCACCAGTTGGTGGTTTAACGCTTGTTGAATCGTGGTTAATCGAAGGTGAAAATGATAAATCAAAAGAGTTCGGTTTTTCATTACCAGTTGGCACGTGGTTCGGTGGTATGAAGGTTGAAAACGATGAAGTGTGGAATAAGGTAAAAAGTGGTGAAGTAAAAGCGTTTTCAATCGAAGGTATGTTCGTACCAAAAAAAGAAATGAAGATGTCAGAGCAACAAGAACAATGGATCATTGAACTTGAACAAATGTTGCAGGTTGACCCGAACAAATGAACATTGAAGGTGGTGCTTTCTTACGTATTGAATTGAATAATGGTGATGTAAATAACTTCATCAACGCAATTCAAAAAATCTGCAATGAAGAAACAAAAATTGCAATAAAAAAGTATGGTTTGAATGAAGAAGAAATTGAGTTGTTCAAACGATTGAATTCATACTTCGACTAAAAAAAAGGTGCTACGTTTAGCACCTTCTTTTTATCAAACAAAAAACAATAACACAGAACAATCATCTGAATTATGAAACAAAACTACGTGATGTTCTATTTACTTATTGAATTAATATATAAACACATTATGAACCTAAAAGAAAAAGTACAAGAGTTGTTTGCAAAATACAACATCAACTTATCTGTATCAGAAGAAGTTGTTGAAGTAAAGCAAATGACTGAAGGGATTCTTGAAGATGGTTCTTCTATTTACACCGATAGTGATGCGTGGGCGGTTGGTGTTCGTGTTCTTGTTAAAGATGCAGAAGGTAACGATGCACCTTTAGTTGATGGCGAATATAAACTTGCTGATGGATCAATGATTGTTGTTACCGAAGGAATGATTGCTGAAATCAAACCGATGGAAGAAGAACCGAAAGTTGAAGTTGAAGTTGAAGCAGAAGCAACAGAAGTTGTTGAGCAATCAACTGAAATGAATGCTGAATTCGAAGCAATCCTAAATGTTGTTGCAAATCTTGAAAAAGAAATTGCTACACTAAAAGCAGAAAAAGAAAACTTGTCAGCGCAAGTAACAAAGCTATCTGCACAACCAGCAGTTGAATCAGTAAAAACTGAATTCAAAAAAGCAGTTAAAGAAGCACCTTCAAAATCATTTAAGCAAATGACGTATGAAGAACGCTTCGCTTACAACCTAAATAAAAACAAATAAAAAAAAGAAAAATAAAAAATGGCTACAACCACTTCACTTACATCAACCTATGCTGGTAAAGAAGCAGCAGGTTACATTCGTTCGGCGTTCTTGTCTAACGAAACTTTGCAGTACATCACCGTTAAAGAAAACGTTGAGTATAAGCAAGTAGTTCGCAAATTAGTTGACAACATCACTTTCGCAAACGCGACTTGTGATTTCACACCAACTGGTACCGTTACATTAACTGAAAGAGTTTTAACACTTGAAAAATTCCAAGTGCACAGACAACTTTGCAAGAAGGATTTCCTTGCAGATTGGGAAGCAAAATCAGAGCAAAACGGACAACTTCACGCTTCACTTGCTGATGCAATCATTGCTAATATGATGGCAGGAATTGCAGCTCGTAACGAAGTTCTTATTTGGAGCGGTGTTAACGCAAACGCTGGTGAATACGATGGATTCGAAACATTGTTCTTGGCAGATGCTTCTGTTCTTGATGTTTCTTCACCAGTTGCAATTGATGAAACAAATGTTATCGATGAAATCAAAAGACTTGTAGACACTTGTCCATTGAAAGTTAGACGTTCAACTGAAAAGCCACGTATCTACGTTTCATCAAATGTTGCAGAATCTTTCCGTTATGCGATTCTTGGATTAGGAAATGGTTCTTATTTGTATCAAGGTGAAACTGTTGTAATGACTTGGTTAGGTCAATACGAAATCGTTGAATGTCCCGGCATGTCTAACGACACAATGGTAATGGCGCAAGCGTCAAACTTGTGGTTCGGTACTAACCTTCTTTCTGATTGGAACGAAGTAGCTTTGTTGGATATGTACGATAAAGACTTGTCTGATAACGTACGTTTCGGAGCGAAGTTTTTCGCAGGTGTTCAGTATGGATTCGGAAATGAAATCGCATTCTATCAGTACACTGCCTAATTAATTAAATAACCCTTGTACAATTGTGGTGCATCAAAAAACGATGCATCACTTTTGTGCAAATAATAAATAATAAAAATATGGCTTGTGAATTATCTACGGGATTTAATCTCGATTGTAAAGATGGAGTAGGTGGTGTGAAGCAAATTATTCTTGCTGATTATTTGTCATTAAATGATTTTACATTTAACGTAAGTGAAGAAGTAACTGCAATTAGTGGTTACGTTCAAGCAGATTTGTTTTCATATTATTTACCAACACAAACTGCTTCATTTGAAGAAACGATTAACTTCAATCGTGATAATGGAACGGTGTTCTACACGCAAACGGTGAACGTGATGCTTCACAAATTATCCGCTTCTAAAAGATTAGAATTACAAAGTGTTGCACAAGCACGTGTAATTGTTTTCGTTCTTGATGCAAACGATAATTGGTGGGCAGTTGGTTACGAGAATGGTGCAGACCTTTCAACAGCAACATCTGCAACTGGTACTGCGTTAGGTGACATGAATGGTTACACATTAGCATTCACGCACGAAACACCAAAACGTGCATACAGATTAACGGACAACCCGTTGAATTTAGTATAAACAATTTGAATTTATGTTAACATTTGGTGGTCACACAACCACCATTTGTTAACTTTACTTTACAAGGAAAAATGATTTACTTGCTTACAAATACTGCAAACCAAACAACGCATCTTACGTTGAACGAAGGTCGTAGTTATTACACAACTGCATTCACGCATTATTTGTTAGTGTTGACCTACGAAATGACTGGTGAATCATTAGGTCAAGTAATTGATGTGATAAGCGAGAACGAAAGAATCACCACAATTGAATTAACAACTGCAACACTTATTGATGCAGGGCGTTACAGATACGAAGTGTATGGTCAAAATTCTTCAAGCAATATAGACCCAACAGATGCAAGTGTTGTTGGATTAGTTGAGAAAGGAATTTTCGAACTTACTGAAAGCGTGAATTATTATGACGTTTCAACGCCAACTATTCCAGTTGACGTAATATATACAGGTACTTAATGACTAACATACAACAATTTAATTTCGCGAAATACCAACCAACCGAAGCAATTGAAAAAGAGAATCGCGCAGGTTGGATTGATTATGGCGACAATAATTTATATCCGCAATATTTGATTAATCTGTATCAAAATTCACCTATTCACAATGCGTTGGTGAATTCGATTGCGTTTATGATTGCAGGTAAAGGAACAGAAACGATTCTTGATAATGCGTTAAATGGAATTGCATTTGATTTAAAACTGCAAGGTCAATTTGTTGCAGAAGTTATTTGGTCATTAGATGGAACACGCGTTGCGCAAATCAATCACTTGCCTTTCGAGAATTGCAGATTAGCTTACGATAAAGAATGTGAAGAAGTAACTGGTATTTGGTATTCATACGATTGGAATAATACAAGAAGTAAAAAAGGAAAACCATATTTTATTCCCCTGTTTGATCCATCGTGTGCGAAAGAATATCCACGTCAAGTAATTTATGAGCATTCGATGTGTGCAGGTTCAATGTATTATTCAAAACCCGATTATTATGGTTCTTTGAATTACATTGAGTTGTCGTATCAGATGGGAATGTATCACGTGAATAACATCTTGAATGGTTTATTCCCATCATTCATTATTAATTTCTTAAATGGCATTCCACAAAAAGAAGAACGTGAGCAAATCAGACGTGAATGGGAAGCAAGATTAAGCGGTGCAAGTAACGCAGGTAAGTTCTTGATGACATTTAATGAAGACCCTGCACGCGCGCCACAGATAGAACCATTTCCAATTTCAGATGCTGATAAACAATATCAATTTTTGAGTGAAGAAACTGCGAAGCAAATTATGATTGGCCATCGTATCACATCACCTTTACTTTTTGGTATTCGTGATAATGGTGGATTTGGTAGTAACAAAGATGAAATGGTTGTTGCGTTGGATATCTTTAATCATCAAGTGATTCAACCATATCAAAGATTAATTACTGATGTGTTCACACCAATAATTGGTGATATTGAAATTGCATTGAATTCACCTTTTGAAATTGTTGAAACTGCATTACCAACTGAATCAATTGTTATTGATACACCAGTTGACCAACCAACAACAACTGATGTAACAGCAGAAGTAAAGGTATCTGATGTGACATACAACGGTGCACAAATTGCATCAGCAATTGACATTGTATCGAAAGTTAAAGAAGGAATATTGACACAAGA